AGGTGATTCTGTCTCTGAGTTGTTGGTTTTCGTTTCTAAGCTCATCATTCTCCTTTATATACTTGTTAATAGTTTCTGCTATTTCAACCACAGCTTGTTGACTTTGTTTGTTCATATCTTCCTCCTACATCAATAGTGGTTTCAGCATATTCTATGTCATACCATTCCCTGCCTATTAGATTACAATTAGCACATTCGAATGGATACGTTAGGCTATCTTGGTAATATTCTTCTTGACTATAAACTAAAACCTCACTTTTGCAATTAGGACATTTACCTTCATTAAATCTCATGCTTTTCATGTTTATCTCCCAATAGATAATAATTCTTTCTGTTAAGAAAAAGAATTTTAGCTTACTTGTTTTCTTTTTCTATTTTGTCTAACAATTCATTTGCTGTACCTTCAAATAGTATTTCTTTTGGTTTATCTGTTGTTACTTTAATCTTAATTTGACCTTTTGGTGATTCTGAAATGATATAGTTATATTCTTCCCAACAATCTTTTGAACCAGCAGGATAACAATAAATTCCTCCAGCTTCTTCTTTAAAATGTTTAAACATAGAAGCAGCAAGGCAACCCATACCATTAAAAATAGTTCTATTTTCATCCATTCTGATTCCATTTACTATGCTTGCATCAACAAGCCATTTAGCTAATTCGTAACCATGTCCATCTAAGTACCCATCAAATTGACGATACATAACTGTTAATTCTTTTTTTCCATCTTTGATTCTTGTTAATGAACGTGTTCCCATATTATCTCCTTTTAATAAGAATTATTTCTTTCTTCATTTTCCAATGCTTCTCTATCGGCATCTTCTTCTATAATATCCCATTGTTTACTTGTAAAGCCATCCATGTGTGTTATTGGTTGACCGCATACAGGACAAGATGATTCAGATGAACTGACGGGTTCACAGAAGTTACTACAGGTAAATTCACTCATATTAGTACCATTCCTCTTTATGCTCTGGTTCAATAGGTTCATCAACATCACATTGACTATAGAAGTCAAGTATCATTGGGTTAAACTGTGCTAATTTTGCAGACTGACACCGTTGGCACACAAGACACAACGGGATACCACGACCATCATATTCCCACCATGTTGACTGTTCTTCATGTTGACAATGTTGTAGTTCTTTGTTTATCATTTGGTCTCCTTTATTGTTGTCATTAATTCCTTAACTACTTTTTCATGCATATCATTTGCTTGGTTGTCGTCATCTATGTTATCTATAGTCCAATTTGAATTGAACTGTATTGGTTGTGAAACGTCTGCATCATAATATTTTTTATCTTTTAAATTAGCTTTAAATGCCATTGTTTCATAGTATCTTTTATATCCAATTTCATCATACTTACCTTCTTCTAATGGGTTTTCCATTAAACCTACTGTTGATACAACAATCTTTTTGTTTTTATATTCAATTAATGTGTTTCGGCGAAACTTGCATCTCATAGCACAAATGAAATGTCCTGCCCATCCTCTTTCTGTGCGTTTTGCTGGTCTCATTTTTGTTTTCCTTTCGTAAATAAAATTTTGCAGACTGAATCCATGTGCCTCAACCCACTGTCTGGTTGTCTATTATCTTTGATTAGTTTGTGAACAATAGTGAACATATAAATTATTCTCTTTACAATGAACTAAAACAAAAAAAAGCTCTGATACCAGACATCCCTGTCCGATACCAGAGCAGATATTTAAATGATGGTTTGTATTACTGAGAATATGCCAGAATCTTTAGCATACCAGTTAGCATTCCTTGCTTGTTCTATGATGTCGCCTTTGTCCACTTGGTTTTTACCCATCATTTTAACTCTTGTAAATGGTAAAGAAACTCTTGAGAAACTATCGTCTTTCATTTGACCTGTGCATTTAACCACTTCCCAATATGCGTCACGGTCAACGGTTTCCCATATCTTTTGAAGCTTTAGGTTTGTGATTCTTCTAAGGTCTTTATCGTTGTATAAAACTGAGTCGTTACCATCAGCGTCTATCTCATTTACAAAGGTTGAATCGTCTGAAATGTCATTACCAGCTTCATCATATGTTTTTACATTTTCCATCGTGTTCTCCTTTAAATATAGATTTTAGATAGGTTCTTAACGTCATTATATGTGTTGATTCTGTGAAAGACTTTGATAGTTTGTTCTTCGTTGCCAACATACATTTCCATTTTGTTACAAACTATCTTGAATATTTCCTTATGGTTACTGTTCGCCTTACCTGTTCCTTTGTCGTACTCGTAACCGTCTTCAACCATTAATTGCTTAATCCAACATAGGTGACCATCAACCGATTTATGCCTATGACGTTTATCTTCAAGCTGAAACACTGACATATCTTCGGAGTAGTATGTTGACACTTGGTGGTCATCAAAGATGTCAAGACAACTGTTTCTATCAGGGTCATGCCATAACAGTAAACTATTTGTTTCCTTGAACATCTGTTTCTCCTTTCTCTATTTGTTTGACTATGTTGTGAAGACTCTTTAGGTCTTCAATTAGGTCTAACCTACGTTGTTCCATGAACATACGAATAACATCAGTCATCTTTATCACCTGCCTTTCAGCCAACGTCTTTGGGGTTAAAAATACAATTTATAGTTAGATTGTATTTTGATTAAACAGCACTTTCTATTATTTCATCAAACTCGTAGTATTTACATATAGGTATGAAACCGTCATATATCTCACAATAGTTGTCTTTAGCTTCTTGTGTGCCAAGAGCTAAGTATTTGCAGTAACAACATTGACTGAATGGTTGCTTGTATAACATTTTATACCTCACTTTCTTTATCAAGATTTTCACAATAATTAGATTGTTTATCATAGCAAGTTTCACACATACCAGAGATTGCATATTCGTTGTTACCTTCAAGTGTGAAAATATTAGTTCCTATGATGGCGTCTTTTTTACAATTAATGCAGATGTTAAGCGTATGAGCCATTGTTAAACTCATGCCAAATGTTTTACGAGCAAAGTCATCCATTGATGCTTTAAAGCTGAATTTGTTTAGCATATTATCTCCTTTAATGTAGGTTAGTTGTGTATCTCGTAATCAAGTTCATATATTAGTGCGTCAATCAGTACATCTAATGCCAAAGAACTGTCATGTTGTTGCATATTGATAAACCAATTAAATTGCCAATTCATCTATATCACCTCCTTTCTTAAAAAATATATAATATTAATAATCATCTCCTGAGTGTAGAGTATTATCAGTGTGTTCTCACTATAAAGCTCATGTAAAACATCGATGTCGTTCCAATAAGTCAGGTGTTGAGCTATGAAGGAGTTGGAAATGAACGGTAGTGAATGACAGCGCTAATAAATTCATAGCGATAGATGAGCAGGATGTTTGGTTTGTGGATGAAGAGATATTATTATTATTATCGAAGTTGAAAGAACTATTCACTCCTATATGTACACTAAATACTTTAGTATGTGTGTACATTAGATGAAGTGGATGAAGATTGTTCCATTAACTTCTGGTATCTATTAGGAGAGTGAGTGCCTGTGATTGTTGCGGATGTTTGGTAAAACCTATGTTNTTGCTTGTCCGTGNCTAATACTATGCTGTTATTTAATATGCCCGTAGTTAAGCGTAAAGTACGCATTCGANACNTGAATAGCTCACACTATGCATTTGCTCTTGACCTTAGACGTGTGATGTGCGTGAGATGATAGAGGGGAGGGATTAGATTTTTGGGTGCAACATTGTGTTTCAATAAGGTGTATGATTTTGTATACACTGTATGATAATTCATACACTAAATGGTTGGTGTCTCAACAAAAGGAAGCTCTTGACTCTCTGCGTATTTACGTACTCACGAGGGAACGTAAGCTCTTGATTTACTGTACGAAGAAGGGAGGGGTACGGGGGAGGAGGATTCTGTACTATATAAAACAACACACCCTCAGGATAGTAAAAACAAAAAGACCCACTTTAACTAATTGATTCTAATAACATAACTTTAATTTGTAAGCATATACAGCGCCACCTCCAGACACTAAAAACAAAAAGCATCTTTTCTTCAGCATTTTCAACACCTTGAGTATCTTGTCAATATAACACATAATTATGGTATAATGTAAACTAATGTAACAAACCCGCAACATTTCTGCAACATTCCGCAACATTTGTAACATCTGCAACAAGCGTTGTTAAAAAAGGAGTTAGAACGAAAAGAACCTAATTATCATATAATTATAGGTGCGCTTAAAATGCGTTTAAGAAGCATTTTAAGGTAGCTAATAGTATATATATACTACTATACTGTTTAGTAGTTATAAGCTATACACAATCGTTCTAAGGAAAAGCAAAAAAATGCTTGACATTTATTATGCCACGTGGTATACTGTGCGCATAAATTGGAAAGGAGGTGAAATAAATACCACAGGCTAAGAAAGGAAAGATAACAAAGATAGGCAGGAATCTAAAGAAACCCTCCTGCCAGAGATACACCATCTCCGAGAGATGGAAAGTCAACAAGAAGAGGAGAGAATGGCAAATAGCTTCAGAGTTGCCGAAATATAAAGGTATGACAAAATCGGAATATTTTAATAACTCTTTTACACAGGAGAACTAATATGGAAGTTAAGTATTGGAGGAGCTACGAGAAGAACACGCTTAAAGGATTTTTTTCAACTCAATTCGACAATGGTCTCATTGTCAAAGATATGACCTACCACATCAAGGGAGACAACAAATGGGTTGGCTTCCCGTCTAAATCCTACGAACAAGACAAAGAAACCAAATGGACTAATATCTGTTACTTTCCAGATAAGACCAGAGGTAACAGTTTCCAAGACGCTATAATCCCACTTGTTGAAAAGGCTATGAGTGAATAAAGTAATAGCCTTGCTATTCTTTTTGTCTATGTCCTGTAATGCGTATGCTCAAGAATTTATTCGAGAGCATACGTACAGGGCATCAGATGATGACTCTAAGAATGATTCAAGAAGCGCTGCATTAAAGCAAATGCAGATTGGTTTATTGTCAGAGATAGGAGTGTATATAGAATCAGAAATGCTGATGAAGTTTATGAGGAGGTTAAAACGAGATGAAAGTAGGGAGAATAATAAGGATATTCAGATTGTTTGACGAGACAGGGCTTAGAAAATTAGCAAAAGAAATTGGAATTTCAAGCGCAACATTGAGCCGCGTAGAGAATGGTAAATCTGTAGATGGTAAAACAATGATCAAGTTAATTAAATGGTTATTTTAAATGACTAACCGCCTAAATAATACCAGTGAACTCAACAATGTTAATTTTAGCGGCATTATTTCTTACGATAACTATTCCTGTTCATATTTCATGGCATAGGGATTTAGAGAGGTGGCAGGAGGAAAGGGATAGGGAGAGATTATGAAACTTAGTGAAATGAGTGGTGATGATTTAATAAAACTAAGAGAAAAATGTGTAAATAAGATAAATACTAACAAAGATAAAAGAATTGAAGAGCTTGAAGAATTATTAGAGGCTGCAGACCTTCGTAATGCTGAAATGGTGGTTGATTTAGAAAAACTTGAGAAGGCTCTTAGGGAGATTTATAAACAATCAAATGGACACATGAAAAATAAAATGGCAGTTTTTCAAAATACTAAATTTTATAATGAACTTACTGAAACGACAATAAAATCCATCAAAGAACAATGCGAATCAGCTATACCAAGTTTAAAGGAGGAAATAAAGTGAATAAAGTTTATATGCTTGTAATTCCTGAAAAATTGCATTATAAGTTAAAGATGATTGCGGCAGGGGAAAAGACAACTATGAGAGATTTAATTACAAGGTCGATAGAAAAGTTTGTAGGAGGCAAAGTTAATGGGAACAGGTGACTATAATCTGTTTAGCACAGGGAATAAAGTTTTAAAGAATAGGGAGGGTTATGATAGAACTTTTGGAGAACGTACTTCCATACTTTGCATTAACTGTGGCGTTAGTGGTGCTGACCGTTTTCATTACCATAGTGGCAACTATTACTGCACGCATTGTGCAAGACGTATTGGAATCCAAATAGAGGAGCGCCATGTACCTTAAAACATTAGTAATTTTATTCGGTCTTTTATTAGTACCAGTTGAGCATCCTCCTCCAGAGGAGATACTGACTCAAAGTCAGATAGCAAAACAATGCTTACATTTAAGAGAGGCATATCAGATAGGTAGAGAACAATATATAGATTTCCTTATTGTTAGAAAGCAGGGAGAACCAGACAGGTATAGACTATATGACCAGAAAGCTCTTAATAAGTTTCTGTCTACTGTCATGGCAACACATGACTATGTTCAATGCCTTGAAGGTGGTATTATTCAATTTGAAGTAAGAAGAAAGGATGCTATTTAATGCTGACAAGAAATAGTTTTATTAAGAGTTGTATGGTAGCGGTAGCTGCTATGTTCCTGCCTAAGATTCAAATTAAAAATGTTAGCGACAGAGCGAAAACTAACTGCGACTTAACTCACGGTAGAGTTGGATTTGCTGAAGAAATACTTAATGCTCCATTAAGAAAACCAGACTATATGCCTTTACGCTTTAGACAATATGAACAGATTAAAGAAGCATTTGGTCAACCAAGTGAAGCAACAATGGATGCTTTTAAAAAGATAAATGAAAGATGGAATAAAATAGTAGACGCTGAAAGAAAAGGTAAATAATGGGTGACTTAACAAAACATTTCTCAGCACATGAGTTTGCTTGCCGTTGCGGATGTGGTAAGAAAGTGATTGACTCACAGTTCCTACAGCTCTTGGAAGATTCAAGAGAAGGAACTTTTGTGCCTTTTGTCATCACTTCAGGAGTACGGTGTATGTCACACAATAAGGCTGTTGGTGGAAAGGAACACTCAGCACACATCTCAGGCAAGGCTGTTGACATAGAGTGTAAGGATAGCATGAGAAGGTTTAATCTGTTAAGAGCCTTGATAAGAGACTTTGACCGTATTGGAATTGCAAAAGATTTTATCCATGTGGATAATGATATAACAAAACCAAAAGAAGTTACTTGGCTTTACTAATGGCACATCAAAATAGAAAAGGGAGGAGACGACTTGGAAGTAAAAAAAGAAGAGAAATGCGAATCAGACGCAGAAAAAAGAAGTAGGTTGACTACTGAACAAATCAAGGCAGATGCGGAAAAAGATTATAGCATAAGAAACGAAACTAAAGAACAGCATGATGAACGGTTAGGATTAAAGACAGGTGATGTTTCTATTGATATACATTGTATAGCCTTTATTGTAAAAGTTATCAGGATGTATCACGAACAATGGTTACATTCTGTTCATGGGATTGCTGTATTGCCACCAGCGCAAACTAAAGCCTGTGTTGTCTCAGAGCAAAGAGTAATGGATATGCTTGTGAAGTTCTTTGAAGAAAACAAAGGTAAGCCTTTCTCTGACTTTACAGTTAAGACTCCGAAAAAAGAAGGAACTTGTGATAACATGGTGGTACAATGAACATTAAGTATTGGGGGTTGGTAGTATGTCTGATAATTCTATTTATTATTGGTTTAAAAAATTCTTTCCTGAAAAAACGGATAGCTCATCTTCTGGCAAAGGAGGAGAAGGAAGAGACAAGGAAAAAGAAGGAAGTGTTGACGGTAGCACTAAGCCCAATAAAAGAAGAAATAAAAAAGTCAAAACAGGAAAAGCACATAACAAAAAAAGAATATCGTCTGTTGCAACTTCAAGAAGAAGAAATAAAAGAAAGACTAAAGGAAGCAAGCGAGTTGTACGCAGAAGCGGTAAAAGAGGAAACTAAATTAGCAGGGAGTATAGCTTATGCAAAATCGAGAAAATAAAGATTTTTGGTTTAATATTTTTTGGTCGTTCATTATTGTAACGATAATTATTTGTGTACTAAAAACATCAGTATTCGCAGAAGAAAAAGAATATCCGAAGATGATGGAAAACGGGAATGTAGAAATGGATGCAAAGTCATTTAATAAGTTTATGAACGACCTACAGGCTTATGACCAGTTAAGAAAAGTAGATGCTGAAAAGAATATCTACATAGATAACTTAAAGGGTCAGGCAAACAAACTTCACAAGATGAACCAGAATAACGAAGAGATTATTAGGAATAACGAGAAGATAGTTAAGCGCCAAGAGAAGTTTATAGAGCTTCAACACAAAGACATAAACAGATTAATTGAAGAGAAAGAAAAAGTAGGTGAAGGTGGAATAGTGGATGATGTAAAGAAACAAGCTGCTATTCCTATGTTCATCTGGATATTATTGAGCTTGATATAGGAGGAACTATGTTTAAGAAAAAAAAGAAAAAGAAGAACACTAAGAAGTCAGGAAGCGGAGGACAGTATGGCTCATAATACTAAATCTAAAAAGCTACAATACAACCTTACGGAACACTTCAAGAAACATTCTCAGTCACACAACAGAGTAATGCGTAGAGAAATAGTTAAAGGCAAATCTGCTGATGATGCTCATATAGAGGCAAGGAAAAAAGTTAAAGAATGAATCCAGACACTATTGACGTAGATGTATTAGATTCAAAAGAAAGAGAACAGCTTGAGCAACAACTAACTCAGTATATGCATGAGTTAGATGCTGAAGAAGATTTTATAAAAGAAGAAAACAAATATGAGCATTTTGTACCTTCTGATGGTACAGTGACTCCAGCAGGGTTAGCTTTGCTACAGAAGTATCTCCAACCAGAAGACATACCTCAATCATTTGATTCACAGATAGATGCTGTTAAAGCTCTTGAGAACTACAACATACTTGGTGTCCTTGGTGCTACACAATCTGGTAAAACTAACTGTTGTGCTATTATCGGATATTGCTTAGCTACAGGCGACCCTCCTCCATCCATGAAAGATATCTTCCCGAAGAAACTATTGCCAACTAAATTTCCAGTTAAAGGCAGAGTGGTTGGCGTAGATAACCAGCAACTCCATGCAGCTGTTATCAGCGAATGGAAAAAGTTTGCTCCAAAAAAGTATTTAAAGAACGGTAAATGGGAAGACAGTTTTAATGCTGAAAAAAAGATACTTAGGCTTTACAGATATAACAAACTTCTTATAGCTGAAATTCAGTTTAATACTAATGAACAAAACGTAGACTCATTTCAAGGGATACAGTTACACTTTGTTATTTATGATGAAGAACCTAAAGAAAAGATTAGGAAGGAAAACCTTGCTCGTTTTACAACTTCCGATAGAGTTATAGAGATATTCGGATTTACTCCTACACATGGTATCTCATGGAGTAGCGAGATATTCTTTAATGAACAGACAAGTAAAAACGTAAAGATGATTAAATTAGCTTCTATAACAAACAAGAAAGCTAATCTTAAAACATTAGATGAAATATGTTCTCAAGAGACAGATTATAATAAACTCAAAATGCGTTTACTTGGAGACTTTGTTTCTCTTTCTGGATTTGTTTATTCTAATTTATTCAGTGAAAAGGTTCACGTAATTAAACCATTTGAAATTAATCAGGAAGACTTTATAGTATACAGAGGGCTTGACCCTCATATGACTAAGCCTACTGTAGCTGTAGAAGTAGCTGTAGATAGGGAGGGTTTTAAATATGTTGTGGGAACGTACAAAAGTAATCATGGAGACGACACAGAAATCATTAAAGCAGAATTGGCTAAAAGAGCTATGGAAAGAAATTACAGACTTGGGTGGACAAATTGTGACAAGTCTGCTGATAGCACTATACGTATTATTGGTGATTATAATGCTTATGTATTACTTGGTCGTGGTAAAAACGCTATACCCGCTTTGTTCAAAAGTGAAAAGTTTGTTGGGAGTAAAATAGCAGGAGTAGATTTAATAAGACAGAATCTTAAAGTTGATGATAGAATTAACTTGCCAAGACTTGTTTTTTTTGATATACCAGAGAATAAAGAAATTATCCATTCTATGAAGACTTTAGAACGAGATACATTTGCTAACGAGGACACTAAAGTTAAAGACGATATAAAAGAAGGTAGACATGATGCTCATGCAGCATTACGTTATGCACATCAGAGAGTAATGAATTGGATGCCTTTAAACCAAATAATACCAGAACCAGACGAGATTAGTGATAACATAGGATATTAGGAGGACACCATGCCAATAGACGACTTCATAGTGACAGCTAAACGGTGGAAACATGAAGCACAGGAATTAAGGAGAGAATATGACGACCAATGGAGCAAAAACATTAGAAATATTAGAGGAGTGTTTGACGCAGGAGAAGTTAGCAAATCAAAAGTCAGAGGGAGGTCAAAGTTATTCTATAGGAAAATTTGGGCTATCTCTTGGAGGATTCTCGCTTCATTCTACCAGATATTCCTCAGAGACCCTGATAACTTTAAAATTGTCGGGAGGGATGCAGACAAAGACAATGTACGTTCCAAGATTCTCCACTTCATAGTGAAATGGCGTTATGACATGATGATGCGTGTTGACAGTTTGTTTATTCAATTCATGTGGGCTTTTCAAGATATTATAAATCTTGGATTTTGTGTTGGTAAATTCAGATGGGTGTTGAACGAACATGAAGATAAGCCAGAGTTTATTCTCTATCCACCCGAACAGGTTTACCACGATATGACCACAGCTATCAAAGAGAAGAAGAAATATATTATGTTTGAGAACTGGTCAACTAAGGATGAACTCATGCAATTAGGTTATGAAGAATCTCTTATAGATGACCTTGAACCAATGACTCCTGAAACAAACTTAGTAAGGCAGACAAGGTTTCAGAATGAGAAAGACCCGTTACAGAATCCACAGGAGAACGAGTATCCTCAAGCTGGAAAGTTTACAGGAGCAGATAAGAACGAAATAGTAAAACCAGAGGATAGATATGTGTGGTATGAAGTATTCTATAAAGAAGATGGCAAATGCTTCTTTGCTTCGTATTCAAATGAAAAGATAATGCGAGAACCAGAGGAATCTGTGTATGGGAGGCGTTATCCAGTAGTGTTAGGTCAATGTCTCACTTTAGCGCACAAGGCTATGGGAGAAGGGTTTCCCGAACCACTTGAAGGTGTTCAGGAATCTATGAACGCTCATCTCAACCAGAGGAAGGATAATGTCTCCCTTGCATTAAACGGAAGAACTATTGTCTCAAGGTTTGCTAATGTAGACTTACAATCTTTAACACGGTCAAGGGCTGGTGGAGTTACGTTAGCAGATGATGTAGCAGGAGTAGTTGACAGACCTTTTAATAATGTTACACAAACAGCATATGCTGAAGCTGCTGCTGATGATGTTATGATGCAGGAAATGTCAGGGGTAACACCCTCAAAGGAAGGTAGAGGAGAGGAAACTAAAGCCACAGTGGCGCAGATAAACTTAGCAGAGTCCAATGCGAAGATAGATTTATTTGCAGCTATGGTAAAAGAGACGTTTCTTATGGACTTCTTCTCTACTTTAGCGAATCTTATTCAACAGTTTGAGACTAACGAAACAATACTAAGAGTTGCTAATGAAAACTTTAGAGACGTAAATCCAACAGGAATAGATATGTTTGATTTAGGGAATGAAGTTGACTTAGAACTTAATGTTGGGTTAGGTGCTGTTGGAAGACAAATGGAAATACAGCAAGCCATGTTAGCTATGGATAGAGCCAATATGTCTAATCAAGCTATGGCTGGTTTATTACAGTCTGGTGCTGTACCTCAACAGGATGTACGTATGATAGATACAACTAAGTTTATGGAAGAGATATTGCCTAAACTTGGATTTAAAGATGTACAGAACTTTTTCTTTGCCGTAGCACCGCCTCCTCCTCAACAAGAGGCAGGTGGACTTAATCCTGCCCTTGCTGGTGCAGGTCAACCAAATATAGGATTAGAGGGTGGAAGACAAGCAGGGCAACTCCAATAAATCACCAGACCAAGAGTTCTTACAACGAAGGGCTGGTAGAATAGAAGACCTTGATAGGCTTCAACACATGGGAGAGTTTAAGTCTCTCAAGTGGTATTTTGAAATGGTAGCTGAAAAAGCCATCATGGAATTAGTTACAGTTAAAAACTTAACTATGAAACAAGAAGAAAGGTTAAAAGCAAAGATAGAAATATGCAAGTTTGAATTTGCAAACATAGGTTCATGGTTAAAGAATGAAGATGACGCAGCAAGAGAAATGTTTGAAGATTTAGAAGAAATTAAAAATTTAACTTGACAATATGTATACAGTCGGTAGAATAACTTTTAATCGGTATCCTGAACCGTTATCAGGAACATCAAGCGAAACACTTGAAAAACTATTGGAGGTTTTATGCCCAAAAAGAAAGAAGCAGCGCCAACGGAAGTCTCTTCCGAAAAAGAGGCAGAAGTAGTAGAAGAAGCAAAAACGGAGACTCCTGACGTAAGTGGAGATACGGACAATTTATCTGAAAGAGAAAAGATGTATGCTCGACACGCAGAAACAGAACGTGCAGAGACTACAGAAGAGTCTAAGGAGGATGAAAAGTCTGAAGAAGTAAAAGAAGAAGATAAACCAAAAACAGAGGAGTTTAAAAAGGAAGAAGAAGCTCCTAAAGAAACTAAACAAGAAGAGAAGACTGTACCTCTCCCTGCTTTGCATGAAGAAAGAAGCAAACGTAAAGAGGCTCAAGCGAAAGTTATTGATTTAGAGTCACGGCTTAAAGAAGCATTAGAAGCCAAGAAAGAAAAAAGTGATTCTAATGATGAGGAGTATATAGAAGATTATGATGTTGCCCTAAAGAAAGAAAGACAACGTGGTGATGCACTTGAGGCAAGATTAAAAGTGATTGAAGATGGAAACGCTCAATCAACTGCTGAGAAAAATCAAGCAGTAGTTAATCAAAAAGCTAAGAAAGTCCATGACGAATTAAAAGACGAAGGATTTGATGGGTTTGAAGCATTTACACCACAGGTTAAGCAACATATCTATGACCTTATACTACAGCAACCAGATGCACAGGAATATTTAGACGGGAAGAAAGTTCTTGATGTAGATAATCCTGAGGGTTGGAAAAATATTTATAAGGAACATATATACCCAAAGATACGACAGGTATTCGATACCAAAGATAAGAAAGACCTTTTGAAAGAAAGGAATGAGCGAAAGCTCAAAGCTGGCTTGTCTGGTAACTCTGGTGGAAAACCAAAGATGCCTGAAGTAAAAGATGTGAATAGTTTGAGTCAAAAAGAAATGAACGACCAGTATATGCAAATGCGAAGAAAGCAGGGAGCTGCAACGGTCTAATCTTCCGATAAAGGGAGGAATTAGACAATGGCTAACGAGATGTTATGGACAAATCACTCAGGTGTTTTGACCAACAACAAATTGAATCAGTTCTTTCAGCGTTCTGCACAACCGTTATTTAAGTTCAGGCAGTTTGTTGATGTAAAAGAATCATTTGGGAAACAGAGAGGTCAGTCAGTAAACTGGCTTAAAGTTGCAAACGTAGCTACTATTGGTGGGAACTTAACTGAAACCAATACTATGCACGAAACGACTCAGGCTTTAACATGGGGAACTCTTACGGTAAACGAAGTAGGAAACTCCATGCCTTTTACTTTTAAGGCAGAAGCGCTTTCTGAGTTTGACGTACAGGAAATTGTAAGAGGTGGATTACTTGATGACGCTGCAAAGGTACTTGATGGGAAAGTGGAAAGAAGGTATAACGAAACTAAGTTGCGCTTTGTCGGTACTTCTACTACTGCTCATACTCTTACTACTGATGGCACAGCTACAGTCACCAATACCTCTATACTTAATTCTCGCCATGTACGGAAGATGAGACTTGAGTTAGAGAAGAGAAACGTACCTGCATACGAGGGTGACTCTTATGTATGTATTGCTTCATTGGAAGCCATAGAATCTCTTGAAGGTGCTATGGAGTCCATAAATCAGTATACCGAAACTGGTGTTCATAAAATTTACAATGGTGAGGTTGGAAGACTTCACGGTGTAAGGTTTGTTAAAGACTTTTATGCCTCTCGGTTTACTGTAGATGCTGCTGCTCGAACAGCTACAGCAAAATCTTGGACTACAGGCAATTCACTTGATGCCTATATGTTTGGAAAAGGTGTCGTAAGAGAAGCCGTTGTTGTACCAGAGGAAGTTCGTATGAAAGTAGTTACTGATTACGGAAGGTCTAAAGGTATCGCATGGTATTTCTTAGGTGGATGGGCGCTTGAGTGGGATACTGAATCAGACTCACGAATAATCAAATGGGATTCTGGTGCTTAATAAACTTTTTTTAAGGAGATACAATGGCAACTTATGATGCAGCAGTTTATGGTGGAATAACAAGAAAGTGGTTCGGTCTTACCGTTAAACTCGGTGGAGATGCGGCTGCTGGATATACTTTTGGTACGACTGATGCTACAACTCAGTCGCAACTTGCAAGGTGGTATCCACGTGGGCCGATTAGACTTTTGAAAGCAGGGTCTTTTACAATGGCAACCTTAAATGGTTCTGGAGTCGATAAGATTGATTGTAGAGTGAAAACAAGAGGAGCATCTGCTTCTATAGCAGCTTCTTTTAATTGTTTTTCATCTGCACTTTTCTCTTTCGCTTCAGACATTACAATGGGTGTTGCTCAGTGTAAGGCTGGAGAGTATATCAGTATTACTACTGGTACTCCTGAGACCGATAAAGGAACAGCACAGAACACAAGTACCACAACTGGTACTGTAGCGTTCTTTGTTGATTACGTTCCTAAGCTCGATTCTAATTGGGATGTAAATACTTAGCTGGTTGACAGTCCAGTATAGGGGGGATGCGGCAGTGGTGTCATTACTAAGTTAATCTCCCCCCTCTTTTTTAAGGAGATTATTTGAAGGTAGTTATGGTAGCAAACCATTCTTGTGTGAGAGTTCACAAGATGGGGTTGCCTCTCATAGAGGGAGGTCAGCATAAGGTTCACTTAGTAGCTCACAGACACGCCTCATTTTCAGAAGCCTATTCAACATTCGGTCATTGGTTCGACTTAGGCAATTTAGCTTCGTTCATAAAACTCCATGCTCCAAATACAGATGTGTTTCATTGTCACAATGAACCATCATTCTTCGTCACATTAATAAAAGAGATGTGTGACGTTCCTGTAATATTAGATGTCCACGATTCTTTTCTCGCCAGAGTTACACCAGAAGAAAAAGACGAAAATCCTGAAGTTGTACGCATTAGCATAGAGGAAAGAAATAACTTTCAGCTTGCAGATGCCTTGGTATTCCCTTCTCGTTCATTTGCTGATTTAATAATAGATGAGTTCAAATTAACTCAACCTCATATTATTTTACCTTCTTATCTACCAAGAAGATTATATAGGTATAATGCTGCTGATTGGATGGGAGGATTAGTCTATGAAGGAAAGATACAGATGGATGTAACTTCTAAAGCCAGCTTTGGATTTAGATATTGTGACTATAAAGATTTTGCAAAGAAAGCAGATGAGATTGGCATTAAGTTTCATTTATATGCTGGCAGGAACAATGAAGATAAAGAATTTATGAAGGTCTATAATGATATATCATTTGTTCATCCTCCTTATGTCTATGATGAATTGCTAAAGAATATTGGTAGACATGATTGGGGTTTGGTTGGCAACCTTAACTATACAAGAGAATGGGAAGTTGCTATGCCAAACAAACTTTTTGACTATATAGCAGCAGGAGTTCCTATTGTCGCTATAAATGCAAAAGAGTGTGGCAAGTTAGTTAAAGAACATGGCATAGGAATAGAAGTCAATAGTCTTGAAGAGTTATTTGAAAGATGGGAAGAACATACTGAAATAAGAAAAGTGTTACTTAAAAAGCGCCAACAGTTTACTATGAATAATAATATACAACCATTAAAAGATTTATATATTTCAGTAAAGGAGGGTAATGGAACATAGAAATTTAGAAGAAGAAAAATATTGGGATGACCAAGTAGATGTTAGGATTAAAGTCAAGAATAAACAACTATCTTATAACGATAACTTTTTTAAACGTAGTGAGATATTAAGAAAATTATTAGCCTACCATTTTGACAAAGCTGATGTATTGGAAATAGGTTGTGCGTTACCTACTTTATATATAGCGCTCAAATCATGTGCTAATTTAAAAAGTTATAAAGGAACTGATGTTAGTGGAAAATATTGTGCAGCAGCAAAAGAGATTTGTGGAGTGGATGCAAGGAAAGCGAAAGCAAACTGTTTACCTTTTGAGAGCGATAGTTTTAACACTCTCTTCGCTTTTGACGTACTTGAACACATACATCCTGATGAGAGGCATAGCTCTTATAAGGAGATTGATAGAGTTTTAAAAAAAGATGCGATAGTTTTTATAAATAATCCTTTGGCAGAAACTCAACATGACCTTAACTTTGACCATGAATTAGATGATGCAGATATTGTTGATTTCAGTATATCATTAGGAATGAGCATAGATGTAATTGAAAAATACACTATCCCCTTATTACAAGGAGATAAACCAATATCTTATCAATGGATAGTAATGAGTAGAGGTGAGATATGAAAGTCAAGATGGTATCTCCATTTAAAATGCAGTGGTCATCAGGGTATAAAAAAGTTTTTGAAGATAACGGATGGGATGTTATTCTTTCATCTACTCCGAACCATTATCCTTTTTCTGATTTAATAATATTTCATTGGTGTAATGAAGATACTGTTAAATTTATTAATGGCAATACTAAGAACTCACGTTATGTAGTTTTCGTAAGAAGATATGAATATTATACACAAGCCATAGAAGCCCTTAATTGGGATAAAGTAGATGCAGTGATTATGGTTAATGATTACCTTGCTAAAGGGTTTGAGGAACGCACAGGTGTTAAACCAACTGTTATTTATAATGGTGTGAATATAGAGGAATGGACATTTCAAGGAAAGACTCATGGTGAAAAGATAGCCGTTGTTGGTTATATAAACCAAAAGAAAAACCTACCACTTGCTATACAAATTATGCAAAACCTACCTACTAATTATTCATTACATCTGGCTGGTAGAATACAATGTGGTGCTACCGTTGATTACCTAAATAATATTTGTAAATCAATGAAACGTAGATTCTACTTTGAAGGTGAAATAGGAAACATGGACTTTTGGTTAAAAGATAAAAGTTATATTATGTCTACGGCAATAAGTGAAGGAAGCCCTAACAACGTAATAGAGGCTATGGCTAAAGGTATTAAACCTGTAGTCCATAATTGGGCTGGAGCAAGAGAACAGTTTGGAGAGTTTGTATTTGATACAGTAGATGAAGCAGTTGACATGATATTGCATTCTCCATACCATTCAGGGTTTTATAGGAATATAGTAATGCAGAAGTTTGGGTGGAATAATTACGAAAGAGTTTATGCACTTGCAACGGAGGGTTTATGAAAGAAAGATGGGGAATAATCGGATTAGGTTTTATAGCACAACGCCACATGGATGCTATTGAAGATATTGGTGACGAGCTTATCATGGCTTGTGATAACGACTTACGTAAGTTCAGTAAAATATCTGGTAATATTTTCTGTACTAATAACTGGATTACAATGATAAATGTTCCAGAGTTTAAGTTAGTGGATAACGTGGCTATTTGTACGCCTAACCATTTACATCCTCCAATGATTGCTGAGTGTGAGAAACGTGGGAAGAGGGTTCTTTGTGAAAAACCATTGGCAATAGATAGCAAACATCTTGGCATAATGAACGGAACGAGAACCGTTTTACAGCTACGGTATAATCCTGAAATGATTGAGTTAAAGAAAAAAGTTACAGCAGGGCATAAGGTTAAATTACAACTGTTAATTAATCGTGGAGATTTTTATTGGAAATGCTGGAAAGGAGACAAGAAAAAGTCTGGTGGTCTTTTGTTTAATATTGGTATCCATTATTTTGATTTACTTCAATGGTTATTTGGTGATGTATCATGTCCTCACCATATCTATGCAGATAGCGATACACACAGTATAGGTAATGTTGGTTTACAGAAAGCATTTGTTACTTGGGAAATATTCTTAAAGCAACCAATGGATACACAAATAAGAACTTTAGTTGTAGATGGTAAAGTATATAATCTTGCTAAACGGTTTGAGAATTTACATTTAAAAGTATATGAAGATTTCAAAGATGGTAAAGGAATCACTAAACATGAAGCTGCAAAGTCAATTAAATTAGTAGAGAGACTAACTGGTGGGGTTGGCAGTACGACACCTTGAATGAGCTACAGTTCCAACCTCACGCATTAAATATGAAACTCATAATAGTTAATTCACATGAACGTAGTGGAACTCATTTTTTAATGAACTCGTTAGCGTTAAACTTTGGGTATGTCAGTTCTCCTTATGTTAATTTTGACTATCCAGATATGACTCCTTATGCTCCAGAGAATATCTTACGTTTATTNCAGCGATTACATAAACCACATTTCATNGTTAAGTCTCATTATGATGCTAACTTCTTTAGAAGTNTAATGGGAGAAATACAAAAGTTTGCTCATGTATTTTATATCTATAGAGAAGAAGATGGTGTATTTAAAAGTTGCCTTAAACATTGGAATGACATACAATGGCAAGAAGCACCAAAGTGTGAGAACATTGAGGAATTAAAAGTAGCTCCTCCTTCTGGTGGTGTGTTACGGTATCAGATGAAACAGCATCCTTCTATGTTGGCAAGATGGCAACATCACAAAGCATCTTGGATGTATAGCATGGCAGGTTTTAATATTATATATGTAAGATATGAAGACTTGGAAAATAGGTTTGACAAAACAATACGCATTATATCTAAAAGAATAGATACTCCCATAGTGGGAGGGATAGCAAGAAAACCAGACAGAAAGAACACAGTACAAAATGGACAATTCCAAGAAAAAGAAATCAAATGAACTTACCAGAGAAACATTGGAAAGAACAATGGCAGTTCTTGAAGCCAATGGAAGGGAAAACAGCTTGTGTAGTCAGATACGGGGCTTTCGGAGATGTAATTATGCTTACGGGTTTATTGAGTCACTTAAAGCAGTTGGGTTACCATGTGACGATGAATATGACTCCGAGAGCGCAGAGTGTTCTGAGGCACAACCCGAACATTGATGAATATTTAATACAGGAAGATGATGAGATACCTAATGAAGAGCTTGGGGAGTATTGGGAGAATCTGGCTAAAGGTTACGACAAGTTCATTAATCTATCTGGTTCAGTTGAAGGTGGCTTACTCAAGATTGAGGGCAAGCCTTCCTTTAATTGGGATAAGGAAGTAAGACATGAGAAGTGTAATAGAAACTACTATGACGAGCAATTCAAGGTTGC